TTACTTCGCCTCGGCGTACATCTCGTCGGCCGGATAGAGCTGCAGCATCGCGCGCGCGGCCTCGATGTTCGATGTCGTGAGCCATTCCTCCCAGTCGTCGGGCCGCAGGATCACGACCGACCGCTTCTCATCTGCCGGCTTGTGCATGCGCGACATCAGTGGGTGGCCGTCGGCGTTGACGGTAATCATCGACATCACGTGATGCTCGGAGCCGTCCTGGTTCGTCAGCGTGCGCCAGATGCCGGCGACGCACATCGTCGGCCTGTCGACCACGCCGATTTTCTGCCACACGCACGGCCCGAGCACCCAGTCGCCATTCGCTTCCTGGCGCGCGTCAGGATAGGACGGTTCGACCACGGATAGCGCCGGAATCAGGCAACGCCGGCCGGCGCGCCAGGTTGGCCCGTACAACGGCGATTTCCCGAGGTTGTCGTCGCGCACGTTCATCGTGCTGCGCATGAGCGGCGGCTTGCGTCCCTGCTCCTTCGCCTTCTTGATGTTTGCTTTCTGGAGTGCACTCGGCCAGAAGCCGAAGCCTGCGATTAGGGGCTCGAACTGCCCGTCGACGTAGCCGACGATCGGCGCATCGTAGTCCGGGTAGATCTCAGGTTTCCACGGCGTCCAGCGGTACAGGTCGCGGAAGCTGTCGATCTTCAGCTCACTCAACCCCGGATCTTCTCCCGGCGCGACGTAGTTTGTGCACATATCCCGTCCCCATTTTTCTGGTCTTGACGAGGATAGCTTAGCGCGAAATATACTGTGTTTTTATACAGTGGTGTCGACGTGATCAAGCCGCAGTGGGCTTACATCTGGGAATACGGGTTCCAAGGCGACAAGAACCGCCTACGGACTCCGGTTGAGCTCACAAAGCAGGAATTCGAATTTTGGGTCGATCAGGACCCGAGGTCCGTTTTCCTAGGCTCATGCACGCCGATCGAGGCCACACGGATCGATCGAAATCGCGTGCCGCTCACCGATCCGCGCTTCAAGGTCAAGCCAAAGATGCCGGAGTTTGATGCTCCGTCGGATGCCGAGCTGCGCGCCCTATGGCGCGAGTACACGGACCTGCAGGTACGCTGGCTGATCCTTGAAATCCTCGCCCTTCGGAAATCGCTGGATAAGGTGCAGGAGTGGTTCGACTACGTCGACAAGAACGTCGAGGACCGCGGGGAGCTAGGCGGCGGCAACGGGAAACTTCAAGAGCTGCGCCACCTTCTCCGGAAAGAAAAGGGGCGCGCCGGGATGATGTGATCAGTCGACGGAGCGCCCAGTAGCTGTTACTTCTTCACCGGCTCGATACCCCAGCACTGTGCCGACCGGTCACCCTCCGGAATGGCCGACGGGTTGTATTTGCACTTGTTGATCGTGTCGAGCGCGACTTTGTACCGATCGACCAGCGGATCGGCAATGCTGGCCAGGTGCGCGTCTCGCACCGTCTGGTCGGGCGTGCTGCAGTCGGCGCCCATATGGGAAACGTCAGGCCTGTAAATGCCGCCAATGGGCGACACTACCCCCTCGTTGCTGGCGCCCTCAATTACCTCGTAAAGGACTTGCGACGTCGGCTTGTACGAGTTCACCACCACCATGCCCTCGTCATTGACGGTTCGAACCTCTTTGGGCCCGGCACACGACACGATCGGCCGAGCCGCGAAAATGACTCGCCCCTTGAGATATTCTCGCGCGCCATACACCTGCAGATCGCGCTTGAACTGACTAACTTCGGCACTCCGCTGTGCCGAATCGATGTATCCGGACATATCGTCGAGCTCGAAGTACACGAGAGCCCATTCGCTGATGTTGGTTTTCGAGTTGAGGATCTCGGCCGTGGTCGGCCCGACGCCACCGTTCTCGCTCATGACAATATCGTGCAGCTTCGAACCGTTGACAACGCCAGGATAGACGGCAATATCAGCGCCCCGCGCCTTGAATGCGTCCTGCAGCGCCGCGATCGTCGGCTGCACATCGCCAACTGACACCACCGGCGCTGACGCTGCGCTCGAGCCGTCCGCAGCAGCAGCCATTACGCGCGCACGTTGCGCCGCCACCAACGGCACCCCCGAATACGCAAGGCGGATTGCCGGACCAGTCGCGGCCGGCGTCGACGAGTCGTCGCCGCCACCGCACGCGGACAGCGCAAGCCCCGCCATCACAGCAGAAATCAAAGTTTTTTTCATTGTGGTTCTCAGGTCGGAAGTTGTTATATCCCCGGATCGTCGATTTTACATATCGATTACAAATTCTGGAAATAGAAAGCCCGCGGCAAGCGCGGGCGGCGATCAGAACAACCCGGACGGCTGCGCCGCGTCGTCCCAACTGAAGATGATCAATTCGCTTCGTTCGACGCTTCTATGTGAGCCCGCAACCGTGTACTGCAGCGGCACCGTCTCAATGTGAAATCCATCGAATACGCGCCTGATCTCGTCGTGATCGTTCAGGCTTACTATGGCTCGCCCTTTGATGCGGCGGAGCCTCTCTGCGATCCGCTCGTACTCAGCGAACGGGAAATCGACGCCGTAGCCGCGCGTTTCGAAATACGGTGGATCGAGATAGAACAACGTGTGCGGCCGGTCATAGCGATCGATGCAATCCGCCCAGTCCAGACGCTCGATATATGCGCTCGCGAGGCGCAAGTGCGCCGCTGATAGTTCTTCCTCAATCCGCAACAAATTCAGACCAGGCGGCGCAGTGGTAGCCGTGCCGAACGTCTGCCCGTGGACAATCCCGCCAAAGCAGTTTTTCTGCAGGTAGTAGAACCGCGCCGCACGCTGGATGTCGGTGAGCGTCTCCGGTGCCGTCTGCTTCAACCACTCGAACACCTGTCGACTGGTGAGGGCCCATTTGAACTGCCGCACGAATTCCTCGAGGTGATGCTGCACGACGCGATACAGGTTGATCAGCTCGCCGTTGACGTCGTTGATTACCTCAACCTTTGCCGGCGGCCGCATGAAATACAAAGCAGCGCCGCCCGCGAACACCTCAACGTAGCAGTCGTGCGCCGGAAAGCGCGGAATGAGATGGTCTGCAAGCCGGCGCTTGCCGCCGATCCACGGAATAATCGGATTTGCCATTGTGAAAGCCGTTTTTGAACTTGGTGTAGAATCCGGCCCGCCTACGTAGGTATGCAGGGCCTTGGCTGATTCACTGGCTCAGACAGTGGAAAAGCGACCGAGGGGCGTGTTACCGCACGCCCCTCGGTCGCCCTGTTTCTATCGCGGTGCCGCGCCCGTCAGCGCGTCGTAGTCGCTTTCGCATTGCCGGCCGGCAATGCCTCGTTCGTCAGCGATTCGCGCGAACTCTCCCGCAGCCTCGTCAGCCCGGCCGAACAGGTCGGCAAGCAGATCGAGGGGGCTGCCGGTTGCCGCGCCTCCGGCCGGAGCGGCGGGATCACGCGTTCGGGCGACAAGCTCGGCGACCTGCTTGCGCAGGCTGTTAGCAGCAGCATCGGCAGCGTCAGCAGCAGCGCGAGCCTGTTCACGTTGTTTCTCAGCATTTTCAGCATTCCCCTGTTGCTGACGCGCGATCCGGTCGCTTTCGTCGCGCTCGCCGACGAGCTCGCGAATTCGCTGCGCCTGTGTTTCCACCGTGTGCGACTGGTCTGCGTCGCGATGGCCCTTGAAATATCCAGCCGCGGAACCGATCACCAGCGCCGCGACGATTGCGAGCCAAAACCGCGGATCGAACCAGGTCATAGCCCCTCCGAGTACGTCGTGCTCGTCGCGCCGAACGATGCCGTCAGCACCTGTCGCCGCGGCTTCGTCCCGATCGGCGCGAGGCCGATGTGAACCCACGTGCCCTCCTGAATCAGCTGGTCGAATTCGATCGGCGACGCGCTGATCGCCCGGCAGATGTCGAGCGGCGCGCCGAATTTCGGACAGACGAAATCGGCGGCCAGGCCCGACAGATGCGCGCTCGTCGGAACGCCGCCGACCGCGCGATTGAGCGCCGCGGCTCGATAGCCCGAGGTGATGATCACGGGTCGGCCGCCGAGCACGTCGCGCACGCGCTCGAGCGCTTCCGCCGTCCTGCGCAGGTTCGCCGTCACGGCGGCCGACGGCGTGTTATCGATGCCGCGCCGGCGCGCCGTGTCGCTCGCGGTCAATTCCTCGAGCGTGAAATGTGCAGTCAGATTCGTCATATTCACTTCCCCCCAAACATTCGTTTTGCATTCCGTCGCAGCAGCACTTCGAGGTACTGCGACCCGACGATGCCCAGCGCACTACCGAGGCCGAGCAACGCGATCGGCGGCAAATCCGGGATCTGCAGCAGCGCCAGACCCGCAACCATCGATGTCGCCGAACCGAGCACGGCACGCCCGGCCACAAGCCGGAACGTCAGCTGCTCGCTACCCACCAACACTTTCGCAATGCCAATCAGTCCGCCCATGAGGATCAACTCCAGAATCGTCTTTTCGTGCTCTTGCATTCCCGCTCCCCGTTTCCTGCCCCGTAAAAAAAGAAAGGCCGCCAAGTTGGCGGCCAATCACAAAATTCCCGTCGCATCGAGCACCATGAACATGTGGTGCCACTGTTCTTTAAATCCCGTAAAGTTTGGCTTCTTCCCCCCTCCCCACATCGACGTTCCCCACGTGATCGTGCCGCCAGTCACGCGAATCGAAGTCATCTCCAAGCCAGCAGGGTCATAGCTCCAGCCGACGTGCACCGGGGCAATAGCAGAAACAAGGACCGGTCTTCCGTACGACCGTGATTGCCACTGCGGAGACGGAGCACCGATCGTCACAAACCCCGTGTCCGGCACGTAGTGGTCGACGATCACGTCAAGGACGCGAAGGAATGGCACTGACGTGTCAGCGATCAGCTTCGTATCCGGCCCAAACACCTGAAACCCGAAACCACTATTTGCCGGTGGCGTGCGATCGAACAGAAAGAAATAGACGGCACACGGGCGCTCCGTTACGAACCGAATCGTGTACACGCCCCCGTCGATACTCACGTTCCAAACCGTAATCCCGACGCCATCAGACGCGTATACGCCATACATCGGCCCGGCCGTCGCATTGAACGAGAATGCAATGCTCGGCAGCGTCGCACCGAACGGCCTCCCCGCATCGTTGACCGCAAGCTGCAACGACGTGTCTACCGCCTGCCCTGACATCGCCTGCACCAGCTGATAATTCGGTGTCCTCCCGTCAATCTGGTAAAGACCGCTTTCAGTAAATGCCTGAAATCCTGCGTCCATCAATACACCCCGAAAACTAGCCAACCAGGAACAGGCGCGTATGCGTTCGATCCGCTGGTATTTCCGCTGTAAGACCAACTGATTCCGTACGCATCGATCGCGACAACCGGCGTAGGCTCGGCGCCGCTGACACGACGAAAGATCCACTGCGGCATGAACGCCCAGAACGGCGCGCCCCCAGACAGGTCGGCCGGACTAGACCCCGCACCACCTCCCGTGTACACGATCCCGACGATCCGCCCAGCCCTCGACGTACCGTCGAGAATCAGGCGGCTGGCCGCATCCCAAACCCAGAATCCCGCGTCCATTACCCCCATACCCCCCAACGAACTCGAAGAACGCCATTTGCGTCGTAAACGCGCCCGCCGTTACTGTCGATCACCGTTCGATTTCCACGGCCATCGGTCGAGTTGATTTCGAACCAGCCGCTCTTGTCGAGCCGCCAGCCCTGCCGACCCGCAATGTAGTTGTCGGACTGGATATAGCTGCCGATCATCGCGTTCGTGATCCAGCCCGAACCGATGAGCGCCTGGCGAAGAAACACCTGCCCGCCCTGGACGACGAACGGTACGATCGAAGCGCCGCCGTTGTTCGGGTCGACCACCGCGAAACGTTGCGCCGATACCAACACCTGCGACTCGACAATGCCGCTGTCGTTGTTGATGCCGACGCCGATACCGGCGATATACGTGCGACCGTCCGACGTGATCTGCGTCTTGATCTGGTACGACGCCGATACACGCCCGTTCAGGTCCGCGTACGACTGCGCCACCGTCTGCACCGCGGCAGCGTTCGCGTTTGCCTGCGCGCGCACGGTCGTAATCTGCTCGGCCTGCGCACTGTCGGCATCCACTCGCGCCTGCGACTCCGCCTGAATCCCGGCTGATAGAGACGCCTGCCCGGAAGTCATCTGCGCCGTAACAGCTTCGATACGCTGCGCGATCGCCATGTCGGCTTCGGCACGCGCGGACTGCTCCGAATAGACGCCCGCCTTAACCTGCGTCGATCCCGCCGCACGTCCACTGTCGCCCGCCATCGGTACATTGATTTGCGCCGACACTTTGCTGATCTGCGTCGCCAGCACGCCATCCGCATCGGCACGCGCCTTCTGCTCTGCTGCGATCGCCGCCGCGTTAGCGCCGGCCGATGCCGATACCGTATCGATCCGACTCGACAGCGCACCGTCGCCGTCGGCGCGCGCCTTTTGCTCGGCCGTAATCGCCGCCTTGTTTGCGCCGACGTCGGCCGTTACGGCGTCGATGCGTTTACCGAGCGCCGTGTCCGCAGTGGTCCGCGCTGTCACCTCCGACGAGATGGCCGCAGCGTTGTCGTTCGCCTTGCTGACGACGGTATCGATCCGCGTCGACAGCGCACCGTCGGCATCGGCGCGCGCGGTTGCCTCTTGCTTGATGGCCGCCGCCGCGTCGCCGACGCCGGCCGTCACGGTATCGATGCGCTGCCCGAGCGAGGTGTCGGCCGTCTGCCGAGCCTGCTGCTCGGCGGTGACCGCGGCGCCACGCTGCCGCGCCTCTTCGGCCACAGCGTCCGCCCGATCCCGAGCCTCTTTCGCGATCGCGTCCGCGCGGTCGCGTATCTCCTTTTCGATTGCGCTCGCGTTATCTGCGACGCCTTGTTGAATGCCGGGAATCGCGTCGATCGGCTTGCGCAGATCCTCGCCCAGCGCCGAGTGCGAAATCCGTCCCTCGAAATACTTCTCGTATTCGTCTTCGTCGGTCGTGGGCTGCCCCTGCACGCCCGGCCCGGCCGCCGGATACCACGGCCCGACGTTCCCTGACGTGTCGACGAGCCGAGCCCAGAAATAGAACACCTGGCCGAACGCGAGCCCCTGCAAGGACGTGGAAGCCTGCGGATACGCGTAGTCCGACAGCTTGATCGCGTCGTCGCGGCTGGGCGTGCGGCTGTACCAGAGCTCGGTGCGCTGCGTATCGCCGGCCGTACCGTCGCCCGGGAACGCCCAATCGAGATCGATCCCAAACACGATGCCGGCGGCCTTGAGCGACGCAACGGCCGGCGGCGGCGTCGTTTTGCCCTTCAGCTGCGTTTCCGCGCTGATCGCCGGCAGCGACGTAACGCCCATCACGTTCTGCGCACGCACGCGCGCCACGTACCGCCCCTGATAAATCCCAGGCACCTCAACCTGCAGGCCGCCCGTGCGCGGCACACCGACCCACTCGCCGTTGTCCTTCCGCCATTCCGGCAGGTACGTCACCGAGTTATCCGCAGCGTCCCAGGCGATCACCATCGTCGTTTTGGAAATGCCCTGATCGACGGCCGAGTACGACGTCACGCGCACATTGGTCGGCGGCGCCTGTACCGATGGCGGCACGACCGTCACCGGCCGCTGCTGAATCTGTGCGCCGTCGTCAATCGCCGCGTATTTCCCGGGCTCGTGCATCGTGGCCGTGATCGTGTACTCGAGCAGGCCGTCGTCGTCGCCTTCCTGAACGCTCACGACGCGATAAAGCTGCGCCGCGACCTCCGCGTTCTCCAGCATCCACACCGCGCCGGACACCGGGTCCGCGTCGAAGCGATCAGCCAGCGTCAGCACGTCGCCATCGACGGACTTCACCGCACGGTACTGCGCAACGCCCGACGGCAGAATCGCCGTGAAGCGGTCGCCGGGCGCCACGGTCGGCGCCTTGTCGAGCGTGACGACGTTACCGGCCACCGCGCGGATGCGCCCACCGATGCGACGACCAGCCTTCCGCGGATCGGCGATCGCGATCACCTGCCCCGGCCCGACCAACACGCCATCCATCCCGACCTTGAACGACACCGTGCCAGACTCGTAGCGCGACGTCAGGAGCAGCCACCGGCCAAGCCGGTGCGCCTGCGCCTGCGACGTGCAACCGAACGCCGTCACCTGCGTCTTGATGACGCCGTACCGCGCGATGCCGTCGTCGTCCGGCACGTACTCGACCGCCTGCTTGTACTGGTTCGACGGATCGTTGTAGCTCACCAACGCGACCGTATATCGCGTCTTGCGCTCGCTTCCCACGTACCGGAACGCCCCGTCGATTACGTTCGCCGCCGTGTAGACGTAGACCGGATCGGACGGCATGTCCGCCGAAGCGACCACCGCGCCCGGCCCCCAGTACGAAATGCCGCGGAACACACTGGCGATATCCTGCAGCACCTTGTACGCGTCGGCCGCCGACTGGATCACGCAGTTGCATGTGAAGCGCGGTTCGACGCCGCCCCGGCCGTCCGACACCATGACGTCGCAATACCGCGCAATTTCGTACAACCCCCACTTGTCGATCATTGACGCGTCCACCGTCTTGCCGAGGCCGTAGCGATCGTTCAGCAGCAGGTCGTAGAAAATCCACGCCGGATTGTTCGTCCAGGCTGGCTTGAACGTCCCGTCCCATGCCCCCGAGTACGTGCGCGTCTCAGGATCGTAATTCGATGGCACCCGAACGATCAGGCCGCGAACGTGGTACGACCGCACCGGCACCTGCGAAAACGATCGCGCGTCGAACGTCATGCCAACGAGCGCCGTCATCGGATACCGCAGTTTGCGGTCGATCACCTCCGTGATCGCCTCGATATTCACCGTGTCCGCGATCAGCGAGCTGTGTGCGTTCGGCGTGATGCGTCGCACGCGGACCAACCAGCCGGTTGTCGCGCGCGGCAACTCGATCCGGTGCGAGCGCTCGTAAAGCGATGTCGTTTTTCCATCAAATGCCGACGACAGCACCTGTGCGTATGAGCCTCCGTCGACCGATAGATCAATCGCATATTCCACGCGATAGCCAAACACGCCAGTCGCTGGATCGCTCTTTTGCAGCGCCGGCAGGCCGAAGCGAATACGGGCCGCCGACAGCTGCGTGTTTTGCACCTGCCGCACCCACGGCGCATCGGAAGTCAGCGGCACGCCTATGGCCGATTCGCGCTCGACCGCCGGAAATCCCGGCATGAATTCCTGATCGAGCGTGCCCGTGCGAACGTCGACGCTGTAATTCTGGAAGTTGACTGAGCCGTCGGAATTCTGAATAGGCGTGCCATCGAGAAAGACCGACTGCATGCCCTTCACCAGGCCGACGATCGGCCCCTCGGAAATGACGTCGAGCACCTTCGCGCGCGCAATGGAATGCAAGTTGTCCGGCGATTCGCCGCCGCCGCCACCTCCACCGCCGCCGCCCTTCGCGCCGCTAATACGCTTCGGCCCGGATTCCGCGTAGATCCTTTTCACACTTGATCCTCTGTATAGATGCCGGAGCTAACGACCTTCGATCCGACAACCATCTCGCCGTACACGAGCGACACCGGCTCGCCTTGAGCGGCGCTGTTCACCGCTCCGTTGAAGTAGTACGAGGTGCCGTTGTCGGACGCACCCGCCAGCCCGGCCTGCTGCGGGCTCAGCATCTGCGTGATGCCGCCGAGCGCCATCGACACGCCCAGGCCGATCAGCGTCGGCTGACTGAACACGAAGCCGGCCACGGCCAGCGCCGCACCGAGAATCGTCTGGAACAGACCGCCGCTCTTGCTGCCGATGATCACCGGCGCAATTCGGATCACTTCGCCGCCGACCGGCGCGCCGAGATCGTCCTCGCGCAGGTTTCTGCGGCCATTGAACACCGCGAACGTCAGCCCGTTGTCGCGCGCGTCGAGCAGGAATTTCCGAAAGCCAGGGATCAGGACCGACAGCGCGCGCACGGCCTCCGCAGTCGACGAGACGGCCAGACGATGCACCCGGCCGAATCGCGCGCCCGCGATCCCGTAAAGCCTCACCTCGCGAAGCGTCGCCGTCATTTCTCACTCCCCACGTGCCGCAGCACAGTCGTGCAGCTGTCCCGCCACATCGAGCCCCACACCGCGCGGCACGACAGGCGCCCGTACATGTGATGCGCGAACATGCCGTCGCCGAGATACACGCCCGAATGATTCGGCACTCCGTTCTTGCTCCGGATCTGCATCAACAACACATCACCCTGCTCGAGCTGCGCGTCGCGGCCCATGTCGAGAAATCCCGCGTCTTGGTAGTGCGCGATATACAGGTTCGAATACCCATCGGCCCACCACCCATCCTTGCGCTCGAAATCAGGCAGAACGATCCCGCGCTCGGCGAGATACCAGTCACGCACCAGCGAGTAGCAGTCGAGCACGCCGTGCACGTACTCCCGACCGTAAAGCGGCGCAACGTAGCCGTTCGGCCCAAACTCGCACCAGTTGTCGATACCGATCGACCCGTCGGCCTGCACGCCGAGCGAGACAATCACCCACCGCGGGATGCCCGCACGCTCACACATTGCGCGATCGCCCATGCTCGGCTGCGCCGTCCCGTTCGGATGCGAGTGCACCATTGCGAGGATTTCTCCCATGTCCTCCGCGTCCGCGTAATCCTCGGCCGCGAGCCCGAATCGCTCGGTCGGCGCGGCCGCGACGTTGCGGCCAGGCACATACAGATCTCCCGACGCGGTTTCCACGATCAGCCCGCAGCACTCGCGCGGATACTCGCCGAGCGCGTGCTCCGCGATCGCCTGCTTGATTCGTTCGTCCATAAAAAAACCCGCCGATTGGCGGGTCCGTGAAGGAAAGTTGATTGGTGGTCTAGGCGAGCGTGTCGCACAAAAAGCCGCCGTGCGGCAGTGGGTTGTTCACGCCGAATCGGCATTCGCATCCGCTGACTTTATAGCTACAGCGATCGAGCGCCGGATCGCTCACCGGCCTGTCGTTCTTGTCGAAGTACACCACGCCGGCATAGCCGCATTCGGGCCCGCGATAGCGCCACTGGCACGTGCCGACGATCTGGCGCGCGGGCACCTGCTGCCCACCGAAGTCAAGGGGCGACGACAGCGTGAATTCCACCTGTACACCAGGTTGCTCGTCGCTTTTCTGCTCAATTCGCCACTGCTCAGGCGGCCATTGCTCATTCGGGTCCGCGGTCGGGTTGCCGTCCGGAAAATTCACCGCGTCGAGGTACTTCGCCAACGTGCGCCGGCGGAATACCTTCGCGCCGACGAGATCATCGAGCGCAACGCACAACGCAGTGATCGTGCCGTTGATGTCGCCCACCGTCAGTGTCGGCGCCGGCTGCCGCGCGTCCGACGTCCGCTCGAAGCCAGCCGCCCGGATCGGCCAAGGCTTGTATTCCAGGCCCTGCCAGACAATCGACGTTGACTGCAGGCGTCCATGAAAGCGCAACACGTCTCCGTTGATCTCCGTGCAATTGACCTCGAACAACTCGATCCGATGACCAGGCTCGAGGGTCTGAATATCCGCTGTGATAGCCATACGCTTACACCACGACGCCGTTAATGCTCATGTTGCGCGGGTAGATCGGTCCGATCGGTTGAACCTTCCAAACGTGAAGGCGAATTTGGTATTGCTTACCGATAGTCAGGCTCCCGTAAGCGACAGCACATGCCAACGACGCCGCTGAGCTGACCCCCACATACTGCTGCCCGTTAGGGACGCTCGCAATGCTGGAGCTACCTCGCGTAACCACCGCATTCGCCGCAACGTCGAAGACGTCGAGGTAACAAATAAAGTCATTTGCTACGGGCGTCGAACTCCCCACATTGATATAGAGAGATGCGTTTGCAAGTACGCTGTTCGCCTTCGGGGTGAAGCCCAGTACGAGCCGCACTTCATCGTTTATCGCCAGATCGCGCTCTTCGCCCCCGGCCGCTGCGATTGCTCCAACGTCGGAATGCTGCAAAGGACGTGGCAGATTCCAGCTATCCCACGGCACATTTCCCCCGAACGTCGGACGCCCGTCAAACGCCGGCGCACCTTGCAGATAGAGGATGCTCGCCTCCTGCGAGTACAACGATGGCGACGAACCGCGTTCGAGCTTGATACGTCGAAACGCCACGCCCCATTGAGCGATGGTCGGTGTGTTATCAGCAACCCGGCTCACACGCACATATGACGTCCCGTTCGGCGTTTTCCCCGAAGCGGTCACGAGCGTGTAATCGCGCCTCGTCGAAATTGGAGCGGTTGTGAACGTCGCCAAAAGGGTGCCGGACGCGTTGAAAGATTCCACCTTCATATACACCTGCCCCGCATTCAGACCGTTCGTCGCAATCTCGGCGGAGAGGGTCAATTGCATACCGGCGCCGATCGCGATGTTGTCCGAGTAGTCCATCGCATAGCCGGCGGTATTGATCGCGGCCGAGTTGATGAATATTGTTCCCTCCCCAGACGTGCCGGCCACAACACCGAAATTCGTGCCGGTCCAACAATTATTGCGGAGTTCGCCAGTCGAATTGACCAGCAAGTTTGGACTGTTGACCGAATTCAACCGACCACCGACCGCGACATCGCCGCCGACACTCAACCCGCGTGTAACAGAAAGAAAGCCCGAAACGACCTCATCCGGGAGCATCTTTCCGCGCGCCACTACATGCCAGTAGGAGACTCCGTCCGATGCGTACGTGATCCAGTCACCACGAGCAAGGGCCGTAATCTGCGTGCCGTCGTTGCCTTGCAGCCCGATATCGACTCCGACACCAACGTTGAAAAGGTGAACGCATGCATTGAGCATTACCGATCCGGCCAGGGGAAGCGTAATCTTCTTCCCGGTCACGCCGATGTTGAGCCCGAATCGAATACCTACCCGATTGGGCGCGATCGTCGTGGTGTCCCCCAGGATGTCGTACCCAAGCGCAACACAGGCGGCCAGCACGTCAACGTTAGCGTTATACCGAACATTCGCGGTTCGTTGATCGTCCCCGCCGTCACCATTCGGCGCCGTTCCGAGGTTCGCTTTTTGAAGTTGTGGCATGTCTTACCCTATGGTGCAAACGTCTGCTCAAACTGTGCGGTGATCGTGTACACGCGTCCGCTTCTCACCGGCTCGGTGTACTTCTCACACACGAATCGCCCCTGCGGCCGAAGCGGCGGCGTCCAGAAAAACGACACCGCACCGGCGTGGTCGTCGAGGAACTTGAGGATTGCCGATATCTTGTCGGCCCTCCCCACGAATCGAAGGTTGTACGACGGCACGCGGTTGTTGAGGCCGTCGGCCGCGCGCTGCGTATACCCATCGCCAAAACTGGCCTTTCGTACGCGCAGCGTCGTATCGCCGCCGAAACCCTCAACCGTCGGCGACCAGATAAACGTGTCGGTCATCACCCCATCCCGTTTTTCAGTTTCCAGAGCGCGCCACCCTGACGACTCTCGACCGCGATCAGCCCCTGCACCATCTGCGTGAGCTTCTTCACGAACTCGGCACTGGCCATCATCTGCGCCGCGTTGCCCGTGCCGCTGTCGATCGTCACCGGGATATTCAGCTCGATTCCTCCGCCCGCCGCGCCGAGCGCGCCACCGCCAGCCGACCCACCGCCGACCAGCCCGCCGTTCGCAAACTTCGCGAAGCCGAGATCCTGTCCGCTGTTGATCGCCTCCAGCAGCCGAAGCACGCCGGGCTTGCGCACCGCCGCGGCCTTTACCACAAACTCCTGGTCAGAAAGCCACGCGGGGATGCTGTCGCTCGTTGATGTGCCCGGGCCGCTAACCCGGCCGCCGCCGGCGAGGTGAAACTGATACGCATTGCCGCCGCCCCCACCCAAGGCGTTCGATAGGCCGCCCGCCACACCGCCGAGCAACGACGACGGACTGAATCTGCCTGCGCCTCCCGTATCGAACCCGAGCGCCGAACTGCCCCATCCGATAACAGCGGACAGCCCAGCCCGCGCATAGAAGCGCGCAAGGTCCGCGATCATGCTGTCGACAAGCCCCCGGAAATTCACCTTGCCTGACGTCGCGAACGACGCGGCCGCGTCCTCCATGTTGCGGAATGCACTCGTGAACGCTTCCTCGGACCGCCCAGCCGCGTTCTCGGCTGACTCCTGATACAGCGCCACAGCGCGACTCGCGCCGACGCGCCAGTCGCGCTGCACCGCGAGCCGCTGCTCGACATACCCACGTTCGCGCTCGACCTGCTCGGCCTCGGCCCGGTTGATCCGGTCGATTTCCGCCAGATACTCCGGCGAGCCGAGCGTGCCGTCCTTCCGCGCGCCCTTCGTGAAGTCATCGCGCCGGCGCCGGAATTCATCGCCGACACGGCTCGTCGCCTGGTTCAGCTCGCGCGCGTTGTCGCCCATCGGCATCGCGGCAAGCTCGCGCGCGACTTCCCGCTGCCGCTCGGACGCGTAGTCCGCCAGCTCCGCGTCGATCTGCGCGCTGCGCTCCTTCAGCTTGTTGATCGCTTCGTGATAGCGAACCTCTTTCTCCAGCTGCACCGCGCGGTCGTATGCCGCGCGAATTGCAGCCTGGTCACGAATCAGGCTCTTGTCGCCATCGGTCAGCTTCGTGCGCTTCGCGGCCAGGTCGATCAGCTTCTGGTCGAACCCGATCCGGTCCTTCTCCGACTGCGTGAGCTTGTCGGTTGCGACCGCCTCGACGCGCAGCTGTGCGATACGCTGCGTGATGTTGTCGAGCATGCGCTGGCTTTCCGACTCGGCACGCGACCCGCCGGCCCGGCTCTTGTGCGCGAGCGCCGGCGCGTTGACGCCGATGCGGGCAACCTGGCCGGCCGATTCCGACACCGTGTCGTCGAACGCCTTTTTGCCGCGTGCCGCGGCGGCCGCGAGCGCCGCGTCAGCGTTGAACCCGAATTTCTCGAATTTCTTGCTGACCAGATCCGCCTGAAACTCAGCGAGTGCCGCGGCGACGACCATCTGCTGATTCATGAGCGCGAGCTCGCGCGTCAGATTGTCGATGTTCCGCCGCGCGCCGGCCTCGGCCTTTGCGTCTTTATCCTGGATCGCTTTTTCGAGCGATTTGTACGCGTCCGCGCGGCCGGCGATCAAACCGGCCTGCCGCGCCTCCGCTGTGTTCGCGCCCTTCGTTTTCGCTTCGTATTCGGCGCGCTGCTGCGCGGTCATGCCGATGACGTCGGAGGCCTCTTTCAGCTTCTCGACGTACTTGTTCCAGGCCTCGGCCGCCATGCCGCCCGCGAAGAAGTTGTTTTCTTCGGTGAGCAGTCGGATGCCGTCGGCCGCACCGCGCGCGGCGGCATCCATCGCGGCCAGCGTGCGCGCGCCCTTGTCCGCCGCGGCGCCGGCCGTGTCGATCGCCGACGCGGCCTGCACCAGCTCGGCGCGAAGCTCGTCACCGCCCTTCGTCGCATCGATAAACACGCCGACCAGTGACGCAAGCTCGCGCGACTTCTCGTCGACGCCGAGGTTCTCAGTCTTGATCCGGTTCAGCCCTTCAATGAACCGATCGAGCGCGACCTGATTCTCGTCCGTGATGATCGGCGCGCTGTCGCCAATGCCCGGCACGATGACGCTCTGCGACGCGCGCGCCGCGAGGCCCGCGTACGCGTCCGCCACATCACTGCGCGCCGACGACTGCGCCTGCTTCGCGCGATTGCGCTCGACTTCCTGCAGCAGTGGCGACAGCTGCCGGTACTTCTCGATGATCTGGTCGAGCGGCGCCTGCATGTCGATCAGGCTCGACGTCGCGCTGCTCGCGTGATCGCGGAAAACCAGCCAGTTCACTGCCGCGCCGAGCGCCACCGTGCCAACCGTAGCGATGATCCCGGGCAGCCCGCCCATCACCGACAGCAATCCGGACCCTACCGTGCGCATCAGCGAGCCGGCGCGTGCGGCAGCAGTCTGCGCCACCGCCGCGCGTTCGGTCGCCGCAGCAAGGCCCGCCGTCGCGGCCGTCGCCCCGCGCTCGGCCCGTTCACGGGCCTGCGTCGCCGCCGCGACTTCGCGCTCGGCTAACGCGAGCCCCTTCTCGGTTTCGGCCAGCGCCGCCGCGTACCGAGTCTGGTCAACCGTGCCCTTGGCCGCCGCAGCCTCCAGCGCCACACGGCGCTGCTGTGCCAGCGCGAGGGATGCCTCGGCCCGCTCCAGCTCGCCCTGCGCCGCCGCCGTCTCGCGCGCGATCACCGCCGCGTACGGCGTGCCGGCGATCCGCGTGCCGATCTCCTGGCTGTTCGCCAGATTCGACCGCGCTGTCGCGACCTGCGCCACAGCGCTCGCCTCGATCGCACGCGCCTCGGCGAGCTTCGCCTGCGTGTACTGGATCGAACCGGTCGTCAGCGCCGACTGCATCGCCAGGCTTTCGCGCATCGCGCGCATGCCGGCCAGCTCGGCCGCCGCGGCGACTTCTGCCGCCTGCGCGTTCTGCAGCTTCGCCGCTGCCGCATCGCGGTCGCTCTGCGCCTTCGTGATCGTCACGAGCGCAGCCGCGTTTTCCGCCTGCGCCTTCGCGAGCAGCGCCTGCCGCTCCGCGTTCCACGCGATGGCCGACTTGCTGACGGCCACCGTGGTCTGCGCGAAATACACACCGAGCCGGCCGGCCGCGAGCGATGCGCTGATCGTGACGATCTCGTCGAGGTGATCCGCAACGTAGACCACGCTCTGCGCCAGCTTCGCGCTCGCACCGGTCGCCTCGTTCGCGTGCCCGACGTATGCGACGATTTCCGTTTGCAGGCGCGTCATCGCCTGGCCGACGGTCATGTCCACCTTGCCGAACAGTGCGTCCGTGCTCGACCCGGCGTTCTTCAGCGCGTCGATCAGGTTCTCGACGGTCAGCTTGCCGTCCTCGGCCAGCGACTTCAGCTCGGACGTGCCCTTACCCATGCCGCGGGCGATCGCGTCAGCAACGCCCGGCAGTTCTTCGAGCACGCTCTTCAGATCCTGCCCGCGCAGCTGGCCGGACGCGAACGCCTGCCCCAGCTGCACGATACCGAGCCGCGCCGTGTCGGCGGACACACCCGAGAGCGCAACCGCCTTACTGATTGTTTCGACCAGCGGGCCGACCTGTTTAATCGACAGACCGAGGTGCGACGTGTTGTTCGCGATCCGCTGATACAGCTCGGCCGTCGCGTCGAGCGGTTGCCGCGTAGCCTGTGCGATGCGAAGCACATCGTTTTGCGCAACCGCGAAATCGATCTGATCCCGCGTGACGATCTTGAGCCGGTTGCTCAGGTTCGTCCATTCGTCGGCATACTCGATCAGTTGGTGCACGCCGAACGCTGCGGCAGCAGCCTGTGCATATGCCGTGAGCGAGCCGCGCGCGGCCTCGATCGCACGCACCGTCACCTGCACGCTCGATGCGTTCGACGCGAACGCCGCGTCAGCGGCGCGGCCCCCATCCCGGACCGCATTGAAATAGCCGCTGGCCGTCGACCCAAGCTGCTGCATGCGTCGATCGTACTGGGTCGTATTCGCGGTAACGCTGACGATCAGCTCGCGGAGACTCGTTCCCATATTTCCTATCCGCCTACTTTACCAATCTCATTAGGCCTGCGAAGAAAGGATCGTCGTTGACCTCCTGAACTGCCGCCGACTCGCCAGACCAGTTCGGCATCATGTCGGCTACCTTGACCTTCGCTCCCTGTGCCTGGAACACCGCCGACGCGACCATCGCGGCATGAAGGTCGTAACGATCATCGGCGATCGGCGACTCGGAATCGAACGCCTGCCATAAGGCGAATTCCGCGGTCGACATAACGGCGCGCAGCTCGGCAAGTGTCCTGCCGAGCCGCAGCGCCAACGTCAGTTCGAGTCGGAGATCGGGATTTCGGCGGAGGGCTTTTTTGCGTCGTCCTCCGCGTCGACTTTCATGTTGCCGAGCTCGAGCGCCGTGCTCACGATGCGTTCGTGCGCGGCACCGAATGCCGACGCGACCTCGCGCGCGTCCCCGTCGTCGAATTCGCGGCGCCAGCCGGCCGACGTCTCGACATAGAGCACGCGCACGAACAGCCGCGCCGAGGCGAGCACGTGCTCGTCCGGGCGGACCGCCGCATACTTGGCGCGGGCCGTTTCTTCGTCGTCGCCCGGCTCGACGCCGGCAGCGAGGCGAAGCGGCTCGAGCCAGAATGCGCGGTCCTCGAGCAACGGTTCGCGCACGGCGACCGAGGCGTCGCCCCATTCCGGCATCTGCACCAGCTCGTGCCGCCAGCCGGTCAGCGGGTTGAGAATCGCTGCGCGCAGCGCGCCAGCGACCGTCGGAGTCTTCGTCATCACTCGTTCCTTACGTTTTCAGATCGATTAACCAGCCGGTGCGGCCGGCGGCGGCACTTCCTTCGGCGAGCCGCTGACACGGACGCTGTAGGTCGACGTCACGATGCCGTCGACACCGGCCGACCAGGTGTACTGGCGCACCATGCCGACGAACAGGAATTGCGACTTGTCGCGGAACGTCACACGGAACACATACTTGTCACCTGTGCCGCGCGCGCCGCGAAGAATCAGCTGGCCAGCATCGTCCGACGAATAGTTGCCATCCACCGAAAACTCGCCCGGGTCCGGCAAGCCGAGCTCGGATTCCTTTTCATCGCTCGCGAGTGTCGTCGCGTCGATCTCCGACGACTGCCCGCCTTGCCAGTTGATCGTCTTGCTCGTCGTGTTGAGATCGACGAAAACGAGCTTGTCGTCGTCGAGGTTCGCCGACGATGTTTTCGAGATCTCGACCTTCGTACCTTGCGCCTTGATGCGCTTGCTCTTCTCGGCCATAAGCCCCTCACAAAAAAGAAAGGCCCGCTCGAGGCGGGCCGTACACACAGCGGATTCCGTCAGAATTCAACGGATATTTCGAGGCTCACCCGGAAATCGCCGGAATCGCTCGAATAGTCGTCCGGCAGGTCATTCACCCCGCCAACAGAAAACTGCTCGGCCGCGTACGCGCGATCGATCACCTTGTCGGCGAGCGCGTCGGCGTCCGTATACGTGCTGGCGTAGACGTCGACCTGGAACACGCCCGATTTACCGCCGGTCGCACCGCCAATCGCCATGTCGCGCGCGCCGCTCACGCGCGATACCACGTAGTACGGTGATTTTGCTGCCGCTGCGGCGGCGCCGACATAGCCTTTCGCGGTTCCAACCGCGCCGATCGCATTGCGGATAATGAGAGCACTCACCGGCCACCCCCGAGCACCACGTCGATCGCGCGCACGATTTCAGTGCGAATCGCACCCTCAGCCTGACCGATCGAAGCGTCGAACGCCGGTCGCGCGAACGGCTGCGCCCTCATGTGCTGCGTGCCGAGCTCGATGAAGCGCCAGTAAAACGCGTTGCTGGGCGAATCGCCCTTGCCCTTCGTCCGCACACGTACACCCGCCGTCGCAATGCCGGGTGAATCCTTCTGACGAAGCGCGGCCGAGACGATGTTTCGCCTCAGCTTTCCCGATTTCTTCGGCGCGCGCGCACGTGCCTCGTCTCGGATCACCTTCGCCCCGGCCACGGTCGCGCGCCTGAGCGCCTTCGTCGACTGCGCTTTCGCAAGCTTCTCGAAATCAGCACGCAGGTCGGCCAGCCCCAAAATCTGCACGCTAGACATACTTTTCCCCCACCTTCACCGACAGGTCGAGATATCCGCGCTTGCGCGACGGCAGGACCGCCGTAATGTCGTACAGCCAGCCGTCGTACCGCACACGCATCTGCTCGTCGATACCAGCCCGATAACGGATGCGCATGCTGGCCACCGCCGAACCTCGGACAGCACCTGAAACGACGTGCTCTTTGCCGCTGATAAACAGCACGTCGGCCCATGGCTTCGAATGCTCAACCCACGCATCCGGCAATGGCTCATCGTTCTCGTTTACAGCACCGCTTCGGCGCTCGATCACGATTCGCTCGTTCCTCTTTCCCGCACGCATACTTTCCTCGTTAGATGCTTACGATCGCGTGACGCGCGATGAGTCGGTTCGTGAAATCCTCGCTCAGCGAACTGACCGTGCCATCGAGCTCCGATTCACGGTGTGCGGACAGCGTGCCGAGCTGCAGCAGCATCCACGCGACGAGCGATTCGGGCACGGTGTCCGGTGTTTCGAACGCGCCGCAACGAAACCGCACCTGGACATCCTCGCCGTACGGGAACGATTTTCGGGACACGAGATACGCCCGGTCCATCACGCGGTACGCTGCCGACGGCAAGGTCTGCCGCACGCCGGCCTCGTCCGTATACGACACGTCGGTGATCTCGATCACGTCGTTCCACAAGAGAATCCGATCGGACGGAAACGAGTCAACCCGTACCCGACACTCCTGCGGCAGCAACGGGCGGGACAGCGCCATCTCGAGCGCCTCGCGCGCCGCGACGATGTTCCCCTTCAACAGAACGTCCTCATCGTCGCCATCAATTCGGCAGTGCTCGCGCGCCAGGTCGAGCGTGATTGCTTCCTCGGCGGGCCGCGTCATAACGTCGACGCGGCCCGCCGCAACGCGCAGCGGATATGCCAACTGGTCGGCCATGTATTCCTCACGTCGAATGTGCGGCCGCCACGACGTAGCGGCCCCGTTCATCAGCCCTGCGGCGCTGCCGGCTGGCCCATCTTCAGCGCCTTCACGGCACCACCGATATCGATCAGGTTGCCGCCCTGGCGGTTGAAGCCGACGAAGCCGACCTGGCCCTTCAGCGTGTATCGCGAGTCCGTCATGCGGAACATCGTGAGATCCATCACTTCGCGCACGATGTATTCGGAGTGGTCGCCGAACGTCAGCGGCTTGGCACCCGCCTCGGGCACGTCGTATTCCTGCACGATCGTCACCGGCCGGCCGAGCAGACGATCCGGCGCACCACCCGGATTGCCCTGCTCGTAGCCCGGCACGAAAATCGGTCGCTTCTGCTCGTCCTTGATCTTGCGTACAACCTTCAGCATCTGATCGTGCATCGCATACCCACAACTCGGACGCACGCGGTATGCCGGATCGACGCTGTGCTCCAGGTCGATCAGGTCGTCGTAGGTGATCAGGTTCGGCGACGCCACGGTAACGCCCGTGCCGACCGCCGTCAGCAGACCGACCGGCTGCTTGTTGCCGGTGCCCTTCGCAAAATGCCGCGCAGTGATTCGGCCGACGCGCGTCGACAACAGACGGATGATGTAGCTTTCGAGGTCGAACATGCTGTCCTGCAGCAGTTCCATCGAAAGCGCGATCGACTTCGACGAGTAGCGGAACGCTTCGAGCGACTTCGCGACGAACTTCGTATCGCTGTCGCTCGTCTCCCCGTTTTCTTCGACGATCTCGCCCTCTTCCGTCGTCGCGTCCGTACCCGGGAACGTCATCGATGCGCCGGTTCCGGTCGACAGTACGGTAGCGATCTGGCGAAGGCCGCCGAATGCCTTAAGCGCCTCCGACAGTCGGCGATAGAATTCCGGCGCGACGGTATAACCGCCGGCCGCCGGGTCGCCGGTCGACATGGCGTTCTGGATTTCCGGCGTCTGCCGTGCGAGCATGCGCGCGCGGTCTTCGTCCGTCAGAGCCAGCACGCCGCGGCGGAGGAACGTGCGAATCGCTTTCGATTCACCTTCGTGCGCGCCGGGCGTCTTCACGTGCGCATTGATCAGCCCCTCGGGATTGCCGGCGAGCGCTTCTTCGGCGAGCCGGTTCATCAGCCCTTCGTGACGCTTGATCTCGGCGCCAACGCGATCCATTTCGGCGAGCCCTTCGTCGTACGCCTTTTGCTGATCGGCGCCCCACTTGTCGCCCTGGTTGTTTTCCAGCAGCGCGTTCAGGTTTTTCGCGAGTGCGTCGCGACGCTCCCGCAATGCTTGAATTGCAATAGCCATACAGTCTCCATCGACAGAAAAAGAAAAGGCCACCCGAAGGCAGCCCTTTGAATCGACGCGGGAACGCGTCACGAACGTTGTGCAAGCTCCAGCCGGCGGCGCAGCGCCTCCATATCCGCGGCTGCAGCGGGCGCCTGCGGAACCGGCTGCGGCTCCTGCGGCCGCTCCGGCAGCGGCTCCGGCGGGGCGAACGCGACAGGACCACGCGGCGGCGTCTGCGCATGCGCCGTGTTCGGCGCACGGTCGTACGCCGATAGATTCCATGCGGACGCCTGTGCATCCGGTCCTGCACCAGCGAGCCGATCCGCGAAGCCGCGTTGTACGGCTTCGTCGGATGACATCCACGTTTCGGCCGCCATCCATGCGGAAATATCGTCCTCACTTTGCCCCGTCTCCTTCGCGTAGGTTCGCACCAGCGACGCGTCGACAGCGTCGAGCAGCTTCGCCGATTCGCGCAGATCGTCCGCGTTGCCCATCGCGAACGTCCACGCGTTATGGATCATCACGAACGCGCCGTCCGTGATCTCGACCTCATCAGCGGCCAGCATCACGAAGCTGGCCGCGCTCGCGGCAACGCCGTCGACGTGCGCAATCACGCGCGCGGAATGGCCGCGAATTGCCGTTTCCATCGCCCGGGCGGCAAACACGTCGCCGCCCGGGCTGTTGATCCGAAGGTGGATCGTGTCGGCCGTGATCCCGGCGAGCGCCTGCACGAACGACTGCGCGGAGACGCCGCCCCACCAATCGTCGGTCACAATCACGTCGTAAAGGTAGACAGTCGCAACCGTGCCGTCGTCGCTCGCCTTCACGCTGAAAGCCCGCGGCGCTGCGCGGTTGTCATTCAGCAGCTGGAGGATTCGGTTTCGTCGCATCTTTGGTCCCTGAATTTAGAGTGTTGCCGTCCGGCTCCGGTGGCATGTTGAAGCGGCGCCGCACGTCGTTCTGCGACATCCACCCCGGCTCGCCTGCGCGACCGAGCGCGATACGGAATGCCTCAAACCGCGATTTCATGTCGCCGAGATCGAGCGCGTCGGCGTCGTGCTGAATTGAACGCTTCGGTTTTCGAACCACCTTCCGGCCGACTTCCTGCGCGATCTTCGTGAGGTGCCGACCCAGTGTGTATTTCACGAAGTGCTTCGCTAACTGCTCGGCAGTCGTGCCGATCGTCGTACCCTTGTCGCTACGCCCGACCATGTGGGGCATGACTCCGAACACCGAGCACACGTCGTCATCGGTCAGCTTCCGGTTTTCGATCAGCTTCACGTCTGCCGCCGACATCGAAATTTGCTTGATGTCCATTCCGCCGCCGAGCACGACCGGCGCCGAACTGTTGTGCAATCCGCTGTATCGCTGTATCCACTGCTTGCGCAGCAACGCGACCTGATCCTCGGTCAATTTGCCTTCTGACTTGATCACCAGGTCGGGACGCAAGTTGTCCGACAGCATCGTGTCGACCAACTGGCCAGCGGACGAGGCAACGTTCACCGGCATGCGAAGCACGCTGCGGATCTGCGAGAGTCCGCGGCGACCATCGAAGCCCGGGCCAGGAACGTGGATCATGTCGTCCTGATCGACCGTCATCACGACGTTGGTAGCCGGATCGAGATACGTGTACACGAGACGACCGTCGACGAGATCAACCCACACCGAAAGTGGATGCAAGGGCTCGACCGACTCGATTCGCGATGACCACCGCGTGACGCGGTGGATGCGCGAAAATAGATCGCCATGCAGGAGCAGGCCCGTCATGCCGAATTCCCATCCCACCGCCGCCGGCCACCGCGGGTGCAGCTCCTCGTTAAGCAGCTCCCAATATTCCGATTCCACCGGCAGCACGCCGTTCGGGCCGCGCTCGTACTCGACCAACGGTGTCGAAGCGACGGCACCGCCAATCAGCGCCACGCAGGAATAGACGGTCGCGACGCTCATCGCACCACGCTCGCTCACCGCCCGCCCTGGCGTTTGCAGGCCCGTCATCCAGTCATATGCGTCAGTGCCGGGAACGATCTGGCTCGTCGACACCGCGGCAGCATTCACCTTTGCCGCCTGGCGCTCGGCGTTCCACTGGTTCAAGATTCGCGAGCCGCTTGCATTCGCGCGCGGCGCACCGTTCGTTGCGTTCGTCATAGGATGTAGATTTCCGGGTCCGCTTCAGGCTGATACGTAACCGCACGCGTGGTCGCCATACAGGCCGCGACGATCGGATCGATGCGCCCGTTCGGCCGCGACTTCTTCTTGTCGGGCCGGATGTTTTCATTCGAATCGAGCAGCAACGTAACGTTGCTGGCGCACCATCTCGCAACCGGGTTCCCCCCATGACGCATCCGGCCGCCATATACCAGGCGCTCCAACTGCTTCGCGCCGGGTGACAGGCCTGCCATGTTTTGCGCGACCTGTACCATCGGGATCTCGTCCTCGAGCAGCTCGTTGACGATCTGCGTTGCGTTCCATGGATCGAACGCGATGTCCTGCACGTCGAAGAGTTTGCAGGCGGCCTTGATCGTGTCGCGAATAACCGTGTAGTCCGTGACCGCGCCCGGCGTCACGATCAACCACCCTTGCTCCGCCCATTTCTTGTACGGCGCGGCGTCGCTGGCCTCTTGAGTGTTCACCTTCGCCTCTGGTGCGAAAATGAAGAAGACATAGAACCACTCGCCGACCGGATCGATTTCCCCATCATCCGTGTACGGCGGAAACGTGAGCACGAAGGCGCACAAATCCTGCGTACTAGCCAGGTCCAAGCCGCCGAAGCACTTGCGCCCAGCGAGCGATTTCCGATCGAACGGCGCGCCGCATGCGTCCCATACAGCGATGTCAAACCAACTCAGCGCACCATTGACCCAGACGTTCAGATCCTTGGTGAGAAAATTCGCCTTCGCGCTCGGCAGCTCGGCAGCCTTCGCCGCTTGCGCACGCATGTAGTCGACGGTTTTCGCGCTGCCGAGGCTCGGGTTCGCCTTGATCCAAACTTCTGGATCAAACGGATCGTCGTCATCGTCGAGCGTGTAGATGTAGCCAAAGAAACTATCGTCGATCTTGTCGCCACGCAGGATCATGACGAGATAGCCGCGAATCTCAGTGCAGATCCCGTCGAGGATGTAGCCGGCCGTCGTGATTGCGGAGATTAATGGCTGGAGCCGCGCACCGAGCGCCGACTCCATCACGTCCCACACCTCACGCGTCTTGTGCGCGTGCAGCTCGTCCACCATACAAACCGATGGATTCAAGCCGTCGAGCGATTCTGCGTTCGCCGGCAGTGGCTTGAACACGCTGCTGCCGATCACAATCCGCTCTTGGTTCGTTCCGTCGTATACCTTGATCGATCGCGCCAACCGTTTCGATCGCCGACACCTACGACGGTAGTTGTCGAGCGCCGGCTTGAACACGCTCATTGCCTGCTCGCGCGTTGTTGCGATCGTGTACACCTCGGCGCCCTGCTCGCCGTCCATCAGGAACAGGTAATCACCTTGCCCGGCCTTCCACGTCGACTTGCCGTTTTTGCGTGCGACCTCTTCGTACCCAGTGCGAAACCGCCGCAGCCCGGAATCGACGCGGCGCCAACCGTACATCACGGCAGTCCAGAACCGCTGCCACGGGTCGAGCACCAGCGCCTGGCCGGCGAGCGCGCCCTTGATGTGAAGGAACTGCCGCTCGATATAGTCGATAACGTGGTGCGCATGCCCCGCACTGAACACGATGCCGCGCGCTGGACCGTCGATCAGATCAGCGTAGTGGCGCTTGACCGCAAGAAACACGAATTCGCCGACGACGATTTCGCCGCGCAACACCGGCAGGCCGTAGTCGACATCCCATCGATGCCGAATGGCTGGCGTCAGGCGGGCAATGTCGTTGGCCGAGAGCGCGCGTGATTCAGCAGCTCTTCGAACAGGTCGTCCTGTTGATCCGAGTCGTCCATCTTCGACTTCGCGATCAGCATCGACGGCGTCGTCAGGCAGGCTTCCGGCAAACACTTGAGCAGCCCCTCTTTCAGCGACTTCGCCGCGTAGTAGAGTTGATGCGGCTGCGTATGACCGTTCGGCGTCTGAACCATGAACGATCCGTGATTGACCTTCTCGAAATCGCGCAGTTGCAGCTCGACCTTCACCCATCGAACGAAGTCGACGCAGACGATCGCGAGTGCAACACCGGCCGTCCGATGCGGCACACCCTCCGCACGCAGCGCGTGGCACAGGTAGTCCCACACCTTCCGGTGCGACGATTCGAAGTGCACCCCGGGCGGCGGCGGCGGCGATTCGATCGCCTTTCCAACGCCGCCGCCCGACGCGCGCGACTCGTCGGCACCGCCGACGTCGGCAAACGGTTGATTCGGACTCATGTGAGGCTTCCCGTAAGCGAGCCAGCGAAAAACTCGTCTCGCGTTGCGCGATCGGCTCTATGGGGCGGCTTTCTTAACCCCCCCCTCTTCCAAAAATGGTCCGCAAAAAAATGCGGCTGAACGTTCGGTCCCGAGCAAGGGGCCGAAAAAATAAAACCACCCCCCCTCGGTTCGCGGGCGGCGGCCCGCGCCGGTTCATCGGCGACCGCGCCCGCGCGCTGCCTCGGTCGACGTCTTGGCGTCGTGACACGGCTTGCAGATCGACTGCAAGTTGGTCAGCTCGTCGGTTCCGCCTTCGGCCTTCGACACGATGTGGTCGACCGCGACAGCGCGTGCGATCCGGCCTTTCTTCCGACACGGCACGCAGAGCCCGTTGTCGCGGGCCAGCGCTTCGCGCCGCAGCTTTGTCCAGGCTGTACCGTATCCGCGTGCGTGGCGTGATCCGCGCAAGCGATCCGATTGCCAACCAACCGCCTCGCTCGCATGCTCGGCGCAATAGCCCGGCGTCGCGACCAGTCGGCCGCATCCGTAATGCCGACACTGCGTCGGCGCTTTCTTCGGCATTTAGAACTCGCGAGACTGCGCCGTGAACTGCATCTGCAAGGCTGCATCTGCGGCCTGACGCGCGACCCGCTCACCAACAATCGCGACCTCGTTATTGATTGCGGCCGAGTGCGCCGCGATGATCCGCTCGGACAGTGCGGCATCCCGCTCGTCGATACGATTGAGCACCGGACGAGCAAGCCACAGGACCAGGCGTGCGTAGAGTCGTTTCATGGATTCCTCTTTGGCATCACGTTTTCGAGAGCCCAATGCAAAAAGCCCCGACGCTTTCGCGATCGAGGCTTTGCGATTCTTCCGGGCGCCAGAGAGCCCGGGGAGTGCCCGAACCCTACTCAGCTTTCGCCGGATCAAATTGTGGATCAAAGTGTAGATCAGCTATTTCGAATTCGCAACATCATTCTGCATTCGAGCAATGACGTCGGCGATCCGCACGTGCTGACGGACCGACTCGCTCAACTGTTCTTCGATTGCCTTGCGCGCGTGCGACAGCGCGAAATCAAACACCGAATGCGGGCGCACCTTGATACCCAACCGCCGGCAAATCATGGCGGGCCGCGCGTTCCACATGTAGTGCATGCGAAGCAGCTGCTTGTCGAGCGACATCAACCGACGCCACGCCTTTTCCACCAGCTCGGCGTCCGCAACGTCTACGTCGCTCGCCACGGTCTTCCCCGCGGAATTCGGGAAATAGATGCTTGCCACCGTTCCGTCGGAATGCCCTTCGCCGTAGCTGTACGCGCGCGCCCAATTTTGGAGTCGTTTTTCGATCGTCATAGTTTCCCCGTCATTCTTCGTAAGAGCCGATGTGCTTTCGGCAATAGCCGCGCCGCGATGCGCCGGCACCAATGAGAGTTGTTGCTGGATTCGCGCAGCGGCACCCGGCTTCGACGTGCGCACACTGGCGATCGTCAACACCGGAAGATCCGTGACTCGCCACAGCGCCAGGCGCCGACGCTGTGGCCTTCGATTCAAGCGCCGCGTTGCGCCGGCGCCGCAATTCCTCCCAATTCTTTCGCAGGCGTGCCGGCGACGTGATGACTCGCTTCCAGAACTTGTCGCGCAGTGCATAGCCGGCGAGCCTCGCCATCGCATCGACCGATCGGCCGTCGTCGCGAATCATCGCCGCGACGTCGGCCGCCCACTCGTCGAGATTCGGCGCAGGAAACCCAGGATCGTCAGCGCGCAGCTTGTCGAGCATCCACCGAGCGAACGAAAAATCTCCGTCACTCGGTTTTTCTCTCTGATCGCCGCTGCCTGTGCTAACCACAGTGGTTTGATAGAGAGAGGGTTTACTCATATTTCTGTTTACTGGGTAGTTAGTTGGAACGTGGTGCCAGGAACTTTCTACCGAATCAATGGATTCAGGGCCCAAATCGCCATCACTGGCACCACGTTCCAGTGCCGCCGCCGAGTTACTGGAACCAGGTGCCAGTGATTTGCCTGAGTTACTGGCACGTGGTGCCGATTCGCCTATTTCGTGAGCATGTTCGGCACTACGTTCCGCGACACCGACCGCTAGCTCATCGTCGGCCGCGGCGAGATCGAGATCGATCGCATCGCGCTGCTGGAGCGCTACGTCCGCAGGAATGGACAGTCGATAGTGCGCGTGCGCCCACTTCCGATCCGGCCGGCGCGAGCGCCAACTCGTCAACCATCCGAATTGCGCGGCGATGCCAAGATGCTTCGTGACAGCACGAATGGATAGCGTTGCCTTTTCTGCGATCGTTTCGAGTGACGGCCAACACGTTCCATCCATGCCGTTCGAGTATTCCGCCACGACGAACAACACGAGCTTCGTCGTCGACGGCAGCGCGCTGCACATCATGGCGCGGCGCCAAGAATAAAAGGGAGATACCGTTCTCATACGTGATCAGTAATTCGATGTCGGCTCGGCGAAGTTCTCGAACCGGGTCGTTGCGTTCTGGAATGCGAGCCGCACGGTGCCGATCGGCCCGTTTCGCTGCTTCGCGATGATGATTTCTGCGGTTCCGCGGTCCGCGCTGTCGGGGTTGTAGACCTCATCGCGATAAATGAAGAGGATCACGTCGGCGTCCTGCTCGATTGCGCCGGATTCGCGCAGATCGGACATGACAGGTCGTTTATTCGGACGGTTTTCGAGACCACGGTTAAGCTGCGACAAGGCGATGATCGGAACATCGAGCTCTTTCGCGATCTGCTTCAGCGCACGCGATATTTCCGCGACTTCGGTGGCGCGCATTTCCGATCCACCGCCATCGCCCGACATCAGTTGCAGGTAGTCGACGACAATCAGCCCGAGCCGGCCGCATTCGCGATACAAGCGCCGTAACTCGGACTTGAATTTCGACGGGGTGATGGCGGAACTATCGAGAATATGTACGGGCGCGTCGGCCATAAGCTCAACGCCGCGCGTCAGGCGCGGCCAGTCGTCATCCTCGAGGCGACCGGTTCGCAGCCTGTTTTGGCTGATACGGGACGTCGACGCCAGCATACGCATGGTCAACTGCTCGGTCGGCATTTCGAGCGACAGAACGCCGACGGGCCGCCTGGACACAATCGCGACGTGCTCGGCGATATTCATGGCGAGCGAGGTTTTTCCCATCGACGGCCGTCCGCCGACGATAATCAATTCGCCGCCGTGCATACCGTCGAGTCGCGCATCTAAGTCGACAAACCCGGTCGGCGTTCCGGTGATTCCGCCGCGGTCCTCGCGATGGAATAGTTCGTCGATGCGCTCGACCACACGCGTCAACGCTGGCTGCATTGGCTGGAAACTGTCTGCCGCGCGCTGGCCGCGATCGGACAGCCGCAGAAAAGCCGCCTGCGCCGAATCGATAATCTCGGTCGCTTCGCGCCCGTTCGTGTTGTGACATTGATCGATCACGGCACGAGCGGCACGCACCGCACCGCGCAACTGCGAGCGCGACCGAACGATGTCCGCATATCGGCTCAGGTTCGCCGAGCTCGGCGTCGAATTGACGAGATCGTTGAGGTATCGGAGTGGCTCCGATACCTTTGCGTGCGTCGAGCGCAGCTGCTCAAAAACGGTGAGTACGTCAGCCGGGCGCGAGCTGACGATCAGATGTTGAATTGCGGTGAAGATCGCGCGATGTTCGCCAACCGTGAAATCGTCCGCGGACAATTCCGCAGCGACCAGGTCGTATGCGCCGTTGTCGAGCATGAGCGCGCCTAGCACCGCCTGCTCGGACTCCACGGACGCAATTACCCCGCGCGCTTCAGCCTCGTGGCTGGCGCCCATTGATTCCCCAAATGTTCCGGAAGCGCGTTAGCGCGGATTAACGACCAGGGCGCGAGCAGTACATACGGCGACCTCGATTTGACGCTGACTTTCGCGCGCGGCGCGCTCGATCGCCTCGACCTCGTGCCGCTCGATGATTCCGTCCTCAACAGCCTTGTGAATTTCTTCGGCGAACCGGCCTGCGTAGCTGCTGACCACCAGCGCGGCCGATACAAGCGCCGAGATATCCGTGCTGTTCTCGCGCTGGATCGGTGCGCCGGCCACCAGGCCGAATCGGGCGTTCAAGGCATGCAGTGCGTCGAGTGCATGGGGCTGATTTTTCTCCTGCATCCACTCGATCAACATCTCGAACATCTCGCCCGTGATGCGCGCGCCTTCGACCTCGCGCAGCTTGAGCCGCAAAGACTCCCCCGTGATGTGAATCCCTCGCCGCTCACTCAAATAGCGAGCCGCGTCGCCGACCTTCCCTGGTGTTTTTGAGACCGATTTGTAAAGCACGTCGGTCCATTCGGAATCGCTGTAATGGTGAGCCATTTTTACCCTTGAATTTCACCGTTTTTCATGCTGTTAACCGGATGCCGGATCGAATACCATTCAATCACTCGATCAACGGAGCCGGAATTTATGGAAGCAAGCCACCCCTACGATTTCCGCTGTAATTTCTGCGGGTTCGTTCGAAAAGAGACCATCGAAAGAGCGCTCAACGGCCGCTTAGATCCGCCAGTCTGGTGTCCGGAATGTCGTCGGACGATGGAACTCGATTACGACGATGTCGAAAAGCAAGCAAAGAAGGCGGGATTGATACCGATCGATGACGGGGATTGACGCGCCCATCTGGGCCAATCACCCAATCAGGTTCACGGCCAGTGCGGATCAGTCGGCGCATGTACGCCTCTTGGAGCCAGTCGACCCAACGGACGTGATGACAATACGCAAGCCGAGAGATCGGGCTGCGATGGTGCATTAACAGGTATCGGAGAGTCGACCACCGAGGGTGCGGGCGCGTCATGCGACCTCCATTTGTTGCGCGAGCTCGGGCCAGATGTCATGCCAATCGTTGGGGCGAAGATCGCGACGACTTACCTGGCCCGCAGTGATGCGCTCGATGACAACGCAGCTTTTGATTGGTACGGGCCGCGCGCCAGTACGCCACTGACTCACCACCGACGGCGCAGTGCCGAGACGGCGAGCGAAGTCGGCGGCGGATGGCGCATCCGTACACGAGAGGAATGTGGTCAGTTCCATGACGCGAACGATAGCGTAACGCTACCGTTAGGTCAATCGCGTTTCGCGAATTCACGTCGACGCCGATATCGGATGCAATACCAACAATGAAAACGTGCCACGAAATCAGACGGGAACAGCTCCGCGCCCTAATTGAAGAGGTCGGCGGCGCCGGCCGCCTATCAGAACTGATAGGCAAAACGGACATCCAGATCCGTCAATGGGTCAACGCGTCAAAAGACTCGCGCACCGGCAAGCCACGCGGGATATCAGATGACATTGCCCGCCACATCGAGGAAAAAACTGGAAAAGAAATTGGCTGGCTCGACAACGATCCCGAGATCATTGCCGGCTGGAGCCGCCTTACTGATATTCAGCGCGCCCAGGTAATGGGCTTCGTCAATGGCCTGCTCGCCCAGAGCACGACCGCCCGCCACTCAACACCGTTCGTTGAAGAAGGCGACACGCCCGGGAAAGCGAGCGCACCCGCGCGAACGCGCAAAGCGAGCTAATCCGGCGCGCCTATTCGGCGCGCTAACGCTATCAGCCAATCGGCCACCTCCTGCCGATGCTCCGGCAACACGCGTGCCCGATGGCTGATCGCGCCATCCACCCCGACAGTAATCGTCAGGGTCGACACTCCATCCGGGCGAAACCTCCCCGCCACACCCGCCAACGCCAACCTCGGCGCCACTTCTGCTGGTTCGTCGGCCCCCACCGAATTCGCCAATTCGCGCTGAATTGCTCTATTCATTTTCCCCACGCGCATCTAAACAGGACAGCCAGAATACTGTACATATATACAGTATCAGGCTTCACAAAAATTTGCACCTTACTTCTATCCTACAGAGATCGTTCGCGCACGCCTTAAAAATGTTCGCGTTACGCTATTGAATTACCGTTAGCGTTACGCTACCATCCGCCTCACTATGTCGGCGTATCCGCGCCTTGTGAGGTGAATGCAATGATTGCCATGTTTAAGCGCTCGTCGCTCGCTGCGCATCTACTGGATCAACGCGACTGGCACCCGCTCGTTGCGCTCGTCGTGCTTTACCTGATCGCCAGCGCGATCGCCCCCGAATTCGGTCTGTGAGGGGCGCCATGAAAAAGAACATCCGCTCCGCCAAGCAACTGCACACCGAATTGCTGTCGAGTATCGAGTTCGCCGGTCAGTGCCGCGTCGAATTCATTGCGGAGTATGGCAATCCCGTCGACAACTTCCTCCCCTACCTGATCGGCACGTTGCGCGCAGATCTCCCGGAGTTGGCTGCCGCGCTTGCCAGCGCCGCCGGCATGGAACACCTCAACGAATCGCACGAGGCACGGACCGAATGAGCGCGCGCCAATCGACACCCATGCCCCTCTGGAAAATCGTGCTGCTCTGGCTGGCCGTCGGTATCGGTTGCGTCGCGTGGACATACAGCGACGAAGCACCGGACGCGTCGAGCGCGAGCACCTACAGCGCGTGAGCCGGCCATGCAGAAAGATCACCTGCCAACCCATCTGCTGCGCGTCGAGTGGCAACTCCTGCACATGCGCGGCGACTTCGACACCGCGATCCAGCGCGCCAGCGTGCGCGATGCGCTCGAATCGTCGGCCCGTGCGCGGGAGACGCGCGAACAGCGCCGGGCGGCTGCCCGTGTGGACATCAAACGCCTGCAGGCCGGCGACGCGGAGGATTGATCGATGCCGCGCTGCCACGTTCGCTGCACGCACTGCGACGCGCGCCGATGCCTGCGCCGCCATCCCGATCGCTACACACGCCTGCCAGCCTGCCGCACGTGCAACCGTCGGAAATACCGCGTCGACCACTGGATGAATCGCCGGAATACGACGCGCATGCGCTGCGATTGCGCCGGCTACTGGTTCCCACACCGGCGCGGTTGCCTTTTTTGCTGGCATCGGGCCGACGGCTCGAACCGCTATCCCGGCGATACCGATTTCGCCGATCGCAATTACGACGGCCTCGCGGCCTGACTTCACCTGAGAGGTAATCGCATGTCCCTGTTCACGTCACTGCACGCGCTCGCGCAAACGACGAGCATCAACATCCTGATCACGGCCGAAGGTGCCGAAAACCTGCGCGTCAACGTTACGCCGATGGCGAACGGCAAGGGCGAAAAGCAGCGCTGGCCGCTGTCGCTTCTCGCAACACCGGCCGAGCTCGACGCGGAATTTGCAGCAGCGGTCGAGGTGTACGAGCCCGGCTCAACATCGCTGCTCGACCAGGCACGCGCGTGCGCCGCCGCGAATCAACCCGATTCCGCGCCCGCACTTCCCGCGCCAAGCAGCAGCCAATCGACACTCCCGGCGCCGAAACGCGGTCGCGGGCGACCGCCGAAGTCCGCAACTGCCGGCGACGCCAACACCCCGCCCGCTGACGACGGCGCAAACGCAAACACGAATGCGGCCGACCCGCGCCAGATGCGCATCGACGATACCGGCCAGCCGGACGCAGAAGCGGAGACGCCCGCCGCAGAAACCCCGGCGACCACGGAACCCGCAAACGAGGCGCAGCAGCCGTCGACCGACGCCGGCGTCGACCTGTACTGATCGGAGACAACGACATGCAAATTGAAACGCTCGCTCGCGAATTCTCGTACAACGGCGCCAAGCTCGCCGACCCTGCACCGACGTTCACGCTCCAACAGGTTCGCGACTTCTATTCGCAGACCTACCCCGAGCTGACGAACGCGGAGATCGAGGGGCCGGTCATCAAGGGCAACCGCAACGTCTACACCTTCCGTCGCGCTGTCGGCACGAAGGGAAACAACCCGATCAACCACGGCAACTACACGCTGAAAGTTTCCACCGGAACAGACGGACGACCCTACATCGCGGGCATCGCCGTCGCCCTCGTGAACGCGACCGCGACCGACTTCGACGACGCTCGCAAAAAGCTCGACGAGATCGGCGCTACAGATTGCATCGTTCCGCACCCTGTACGGGCGTATCTCGCCGAGCTCGACCGATTCAGCACTGCGCACGCCTGCCCGCTGCTCGACGAAGAAGTCGCGTTCATCAATGCGCTGCATGCGCGCTACTGCCCGCAACCGAAATGACGCTCCGCGAACTTCGAAAGCGCTTGCGCACCGACACGCTGAATCAGGGCCAGCGCCTGCCGACCGCGATCGGCAAGTATGACGCTCCCCTCGCGCGCAGCGTGGCGCGCGTAGCCTCAACCAACGACGGTGCGACCGAACGCCTGCGCCTGCAGTCGACTCTGGTTCCGCTGCTGCCATGATCGCCGCACCGCTCACCCTGCCCCGCATCGCGCCTGACGTGCCGACGCGCTACACGATCGGCGACGACGCAGATTTCATGCGCCGGCTATCGCTGGCGCTGCTTTGCGGCCGACAGCTCAGCGAAGCCGATGCCGCGTCGCTCGACGACTCGTCGACTGAAACCGACTTGGCGTTGAACGCGATGCCGCGCATATGGAAAGAAATCACCAGCGAAATTGGGTTGTTTGACTGGAGCCTCGCGATCTCCGACGCGAGCAACATGCCCGACACCGCGCTCGTGCGCGTCACCACGGCCGAAGGAGCTGGAAGCGGTCCGATCAGATTCATTGGCTCGGGCATTCGACGCCTCGAATCGATTCAACCAGGCCTCGGCCAAACCGTGCTCGCAGTCCTGTATGAGGCTTGCGACCACTATTTGCCGTCCGTGTGTACGCCGCATGAAGCAATGAGCCTGGCCGAATACATGTACTGGCACTGCAACAAAGACGAGGTTGCCGCGCTTCCAGAACTTCGCGACATGAATACCGCACCGGGCGACCCGTGGCTTCCCGATCACGAGTTCCTGGACCACATCGACGTTCCGCGGCGCGCCGAGTTTTTCGCCAGCGCGCCAGCTTGGGCCATAACGCCCAAGCGCGTACTTGATGCATCCGAGGTGCGTCGGTATTACGACACAGATCTCATCGCATGGGCCGCCATCGACGCGTGCGACGCGATCCACCGGACGATCACCACCGGCGGCCCGTTCGCCCGCGTCGACCTGAAGGACACGAGCGAATATGTTCAGGACTATTCCCTGATTCTCGCCTGGGACCGAGGCGACGGCCTCGAGCGAATTCTTGACGATTTCTGGCAAGGCGAAATGCAGTGCGGCGACCCTGAATCGTGCGCAGCACTCCACATGTCTACGAATGGCCGCACTCTCGGAACGTGGCTCGACCGCATGCGCAACACCGCGACGCTGGCCAAGACCGTTTCGAACTTGGTCATGCTGATCTCGACGCCTGACGGATCGGATATCGACGGCGAACCCGTCAAGGTACAGGTGCGTGTATGAGCCGCGTTGATATTTACGGAAACGGCGACGTTTCACTCGATCTGCACTCCGCGCTGCTGATCTACAAGAACGCACTCGAAAGTCAGGTCTACGTCACGAAGCACTCGGCCCGCGTGGTCGACGGCGTGCCGACGCTGATGGCCGGCACACCGATCACGCGCTCACAATTGGCCGAATTCGTCGCTGCGGCGTCGAAGCAGCTCGGGCATGAAGGATTCATTCACGAGCGGGCGATTTTCACCGCCCCTAGCGTCGTCGCCTGGTGGACGCCGGCCGCGCAGCGTCAGGTCTGGTTTTCAGCCAGCCCCCCGATCGGCGAGCGCTCAGCGGTCACGCACCACCCCGCACTGTTGTTCGTTGCCCGGGGGGAAGCACGCTATGTGTTCGCGCTCGCAGAGAACTGCAGGCCGACGCCTGACACGCATGTCTATCAAGCGCCCTACTTCAATGTGAGCAAGGGCGGCCAGATTTGCACCGGCAACGTTGACATTGCAGCCAACCCCACGCCGGCAGAAATCGAACGATACGAAGCCGATGAATTTTTTCGTAGCCGATTCACGCACCCGAACGCCACGAAGCTGATCAACGGGGGCAGTGCCGCCGATCTCTGGGTCGAGCTGCTCGATGGTGCCGAATTTCCCACCGAGCGACTCGTCAGCAGCGAAATGACGGTCGCCGCCGCCATTAAAAAAATCACGCAACGGAGTTAATCGCCATGAGCAAAATTGAAACCATCAAAGCCGAATTCGAAACCACCACTGGCGCCGTACTCGAGCAGCTCGGTAAGGCGTTGTCGACGTTCACGCGCGCCGTCGCCGACGAAGTTATCGCCGGCCAGCACCGCGCGATCGCCGCGCGGGCCGACGACGAGAACATCGCGCTCGACAATGCACTGTTCGATAGCGCGCCGGTGGCGGCCGTGCCGCGTCACGCGGAATTCGCGCCGCTGCTCGACGTCGGCCACCGCTTCCTGCTCACGGCCGAAGGCCTGTTCGTCGAGATCCGCCGCCCGTGGCTGCACCTGATTCAACAGGTTGCGCCGATCGAAGGCGCCTGCCCGCGTCCGCCGTACGGCTCGATCGACGCAAAAATCGAGTTCGCGTTCGGGCGCATCAGCGCCGCCGAGCCGCACCTTCGCCGGTTCGCGACCGACGCCGCCGGCGCCGCGCCGAACGAGCATGCCGCGTGGATCGTCTGGAACGAGACGAGCAAGGAACTGGTGTACCGCGAAGTCGAAGTGACCAGCTCCACGCCGACCGCGATCACCATCAATCGCCCGCCCCTCGCCGACGACGAGAGCCTCGCATTCGACCTTCACAGCCACGGCACCGGCCCGGCTGGCTTCAGCGCGACCGACGACGCAGACGATGCCGGCGAGGTGAAGATCGCCGGCGTGATCGGCGGCGTTGGCACGGCCAATCCGAGCGTTGCGTTCCGCCTGTGCGCACTCGGCAAGATGATCACGCTGCGCGTGCCGGTACAGGCATTTTTCCCGTCGACGGAGAAAGCCGCGTGAATCAACTCGACATGCTCGAACTAGCCGCGCGCGCCGCAGGGTGGGAAACGACCCGCCACACGGTACGCGACTGCACCGCAGTCCACGTCAGACCGCACGCAACCGCCGCCTGGCGCGCGTTCGATTCGATCGGCTCGCGCGCCGACGCGTTCGAGCTATCGAGCGCGGCCCGCATCGACGTGACCCACTTTGCTGACTACGTGACTGCGCACGCCGGCGCTGGTGCGTTCCGCCACTTCACCCACGACGACATCGATGCGCGGCACGATGTCGCCGCGCAGCAGATGGAGCGCGAGCGCGCGACGCGCCGCGCGATTACCGAATGCGCCGCGCTGATCGGGCGTGACGTTGGTGCGCCCTGGTGGAGGACGGTATGACCCATCACGCAACACCGGCCCGCTTTCTCAGCGATCGGCGCGTTACGGTTGCACTGATCGGATGCGGCGGCACTGGCTCGCAGATGTTGACGGGGCTCGCGCGCCTCAATCATGCGCTCGTCGAGCTCGGCCATCCCGGCCTGCACGTTACCGCGTTCGACGCTGACACGATCAGTAGCGCGAACGTCGGCCGGCAAATGTTCAGCCCCGCCGACATCGGCCTGCACAAAAGCGTCGTACTCGTTCACCGGATCAACGCGTTTTTCGGTATCGACTGGTGCGGTCGGCCCGTGCACGCCGGACCGGACGAGCTTGTGCGCGGCGCGCCCGCCCTCACGATCATGTGCGTGGACAGTGCGGCAGCACGCGCGAAGCTCGAGCCGTCCCTGCGCGCATCGAATTGCTACGTAATGGACCTCGGCAACCGAGTGAGCGACGCACAGGTGCTGTTCGGCGCGCACAAAAAGGTGACAGGCAACACAAAGACTGCCGCCGGTAGCACGCCGCTGCGCTGGCCGTACGACGTGCTGCCCGAGTTGATCGACACCTCGATTCCCGAAGACGACACACCGAGTTGCAGCCTCGCCGAAGCGCTCGAGCGGCAGGAGTTGTTCATCAACCAGGCCGTCGTCACGCAGGGGCTCGCGATCCTGTGGGAATTTTTCCGGCATGCGCGCCTAACCTGGTGCGGCGCGTTCATCAACCTAAAGACAGGCCAAGTGCGGCCGCTGCCTGTCTCGAAAGCGGAGAACGCTAAGTGAGCTTCGAATACATCCGCAAACACTACGGGGTACCGGCCGAGCGCGGCCGACAGGTGAAATGCTACGGCGAGCGCGGCGTGATCGTGAATGCCGACGGCCACTATCTCTGCGTAGTCATCGACGGCGACAAGAGCGAAGAGGAGCGCCGCTATCACCCCGTTGACCAGGTCGAATACGGCGAGTTCGTCGACGCGCCAGTCCTGCGCGAGTGGCGCTGCCTCCCGCCGTGGCGCGACGTGTTCGAATACGAAGCCTGGTTCACGGTTACCGCCAGCACGCGCAGCAAAGCCAGATACAAGGCGTTTCGCGATCTTCTCGACGTCTGCGATATGACCGGCAAGGACATGATCCGCATCCGCGTGCGCGCCGCTCGGAAGCTCAAGTCGATCCCCACTCCATACGTACCGCCTTCCGACGACCCGGACTTGCCGTTCTAGAGAGCCGAGATATGACAACCAGATACCGAATGACAAAGAATCAATCGAAACCGCAAGCACCGATCGGGGACACGCAAATTGCAGCAGCAATCTCCAGCACGATAAGCGCCGTCAGCTTTCAGGGGCTCAGCATCGAAACTCCCGACGGCAGTCCGGCGACGCTCGCTGTGCTCGATCAGAATGGCCACGTGGTCGACGCTGGTCCGGCCGTGTCGCGCGCCGTGTGGGAAATCGCGATCAGATCGTATCGAAACTTCCTGTGCGCGCAGGGCTTCCTGCGTGTCAGGACGGTTTCCCCCGACCAACAAACAGCATGACCAGCACGGCGCCGCAAGGCGCCGTTATCATTTCTAGGTTCCGGTAGGCTAGCGGCGGGATGATTGTTCGATTCTGCTAATATACATTTAGCCTAACGCTCGGCAACCCGAAGATCATGCTGTTCTATCTCGCGCTGCTGCCGACCATCGTCGATCTGACGCACGTGGGCGTTTTCGCGTGGGCCGAACTCGTCGGCACGATGCTCGCGGTGCTGATCCTCGCCGACTGCTTCTGGTCGCTGCTCGCAGTGCGTGCGCGGGCTTTTCTCACTTCGGCGCGCGCGAAACGGATCGCGAACCGCACGAGCGCGACCGCAATGGCCGGTGCGGCGGTGGCGATCGCGACGCGGTAGCCCGCCGATCCCGCGCCACACCGCCCCCTGCCGCCCGCCATGTCGCAACTCGGGCAGATTCCTGCCGCACTCGCCGCGCGATCGATTTCCCGTCGCGAGATCGTGCTTCCGCTCGACACCGCGCTCGAATGCATCGATTTTTGCGAGCGTCATCGCATTCCGATCTACGGGTGGGAAGGCTGGGTTCTGACTGCCGACGGACGAGTCGGACATGGCAGCGCGCCGCAGGGCACCGTGAGTCTTGAAGACTTGCCGCTTGAAGATGCCGCCGCGTTCTGCCGCAGCACGATGGTGTCCGACGCACAGGCGTGGCGCGACGAGTACTCCGAAACGACCGACCGGCTCCATTTCTGCATCACGATCGGCAACGCGCGCTGA